AAGCAGGAGGCGACCCATGTCAACACGTCATTAGAATAATGATATAGGAGAATAATGAAAAAGGTAGTGGGGTTACTAGCAATTCTATTTACTGCTGCATTTTTGCCAGCGGTATCAGCAAATGAAAAACCAGCAATTGCAATTTTAGACACAGCAGTTGATACAACCAAAGTAAATATTGCATATGAAGTCTGCATAATGGAAGAAAAACGTTGTCCAAACAAGCAGTCATTTATGGAAGGTACTGGAGCAGCAACAATGATTAATCCAGTTAATGGATTTGAGCACGGTACGCACATGTCTGCCATTGCACAAAAAGTAAATCCAAATATGAATATTATTTTTATTCGTATTGTTCCTGCAACTAATAAAGGAACTCTTGGTATTTATACAGATAATACTATTAATGAAGCAATGAAGTGGGTTATTGCAAATAAAACTAAGTTTAATATCGTTGCAACATCTATTTCATTTGGATCAAATAGATTTACAAAGAAGGGGCACTACTGTCCTATAAATCAAAATCTTCGTAACACAATTGTTACATTGCAGTCAATGGGAGTAGCATCTTTATTTGCTGCTGGAAATCGCTATGATAAGACTCGTGTTGACTATCCAGCATGTATTTCAGAAGCAGTGGCAGTTGGATCAGTAGGTGAGCGTGGCAATGTAGAGAACTATAGCAACTCTGGTGCAGAACTAGATTTCTATACTCTTGGCACACACGATGTTCTAAATCGCAGGGTAATTGGTACTTCTGGTGCAACAGCAGCCCTAGCAGCAATTTGGGCTAAGTCATATCAAGGATCCTATCAGGTTACCTATGACTATATTAAGTCTCTTAGCCAGCAACTTGTAGTTCCTTTAAGTTAGTGATATAATAGTAGTGCACCTGCCAAATGGGGGTGCACTACTTACTCGCTGAAAAGGAGAAAAAAATGGTAAGTTCGTATACCCTGGATCTTTTCAAAGATCCTTTTTTTATTGGCTTCAATCGTGAATTGAGCCGTTTTAATCATGTACACAATGCTGCAACACGTCAATCTTATCCACCTTATGACTTAATTAAGGTAGATGAAGATACCTATAAGTTATCTGTAGCAGTTGCTGGCTTCACAAAAGATGATGTAAAAGTAACTGTTGAAGATGGAACCCTTATTGTAAAGGGAGAAGTTACTGCAGAAACTGAAGGGGAGGCAATTCATAAAGGTATTGCAACACGCAAGTTTACCCGCACATTTGCTCTTGGTGAATATATGGAAGTAACTGGAGCAGAGATGAAAGATGGAATGCTTCATATTGACATTGATCGCATTGTTCCAGAGGAAAAAAAGCCAAAGGAAATTGCAATCAAGGTTGCTAAAAAGTAAGATAGAATAGTAGAACCCCACACAGGATCTTAGGGTGGATTAGTTACCTACTTTATATTCCGTGGCGTTCGTGCCTGGATTTCCCTGTGTGGGGCTTTTATATTTTGATATAATAAATGTGCTATGACTGAAAAAGAATTAGCACATAAAACGAAGCAGCAGTATAAAAAACGGCTGGTAGAGATAAAACAAGCCAGCGGATGCGTCGACTGCGGAGAAAACAACCATATAGTACTTGACTTTGATCATATTAGAGACAAAAAGTATAATGTTTCTAGAATGATTCATGATGGATTTTCATGGAAGGCAATTATGAAAGAAATACAAAAGTGTGAAGTTGTTTGTGCTAACTGTCATAGGATAAGAACCTATGCTAGATTGACAATGAGAACAGCATAAGGTATACTTAATTCATGCCAGTATACGATTATAAATGTGTAAAGTGCTCTGTAGTAATAGAGTTCCAGCGTGGATTTGGCGAAGATAGAGAGCCAACATGCTGTGGAGAATCTATGCAGAGACAATGGTCGTCTCCTGGAGTTGTTTTTAATGGCTCTGGATTTTATTCAACGGATAATAGAAAGTAGATGTATAATTAAATTATGACTAACGTCGTTCAAGAACATCCCAGCGTACAAGAAAAAGAGTATGTATTAAAGGCTATTGATCGTTGTGACAAGTGTGGCGCACAGGCATATGTTCAGGTAAAAGGTTCTACAGGAGATTTAATGTTCTGTGGTCATCACTATGAAAAAATTATGAATAATCCAGATGCTTATACTAAGATGATGGCTTTCATGCTTGAAGTAATTGATGAACGTGATCGTTTAGTAGAAAATAGAGCACAAGGGAAGTCTTACTAATGTATGAGTATTACACAAAAATTGACAAAGTTGTTGACGGCGATACTGTCGACGTTTTTATTGATCTTGGATTCAGCGTTTGGCACAAGGAACGCATACGTCTTTCTGGCATTGATACGGCGGAGAAAAATACACCGCTTGGTAAAGCGCTTAAAGTTTTTTTAATTGAAAATCTTGAAGGCAAGATGGTTAGACTTCAGGTTAGTAAGCCAGATAAATATGGTAGATACTTAGGAACGGTATTCCTAAAAGATTCTACAGTAAGCATTAATGAGCAACTAATTAAAGCAAACTTAGCAAAATCATATGGGGGAGATTCGAAGGTTGGACTTTGGACAGCAGAAGAACTAGCCAAGTCAACAATAGATCTAAAACTCGTATGAAAACAATCTATTACTTTACGGCTGATTGGTGTCAGCCATGCAAAAGAACACGACCAATTGTTGAGGAACTAAATCGTGAGCAGACAACTGCTGGGTTTCAAATCATTGATGTTGATGATAATCCTGATTTAGTTAAGAATTTTGGTATTCAGTCTGTTCCTACTTTTATTTTATTTAATGACGGGGTAGAAGAGAAAAGGGTTATTGGTTCACAAACAAGAGAGCAATTAGAGGAACTTATTAATTATGAAAAAACTATTCAAGATGATATTCAATCCTGATGGGAAAAATATGATTCCAGAAGATCAAGATGCTATTGACTACTTAATCCTAAATAAAGGACTAGAGGTAGTTGGGGTAGACTCAAAAACAGGGGAACTATTATATTCATTTACCCCTAAAATAAAAGAGTTAATGCCTGACCTTTATGATGCCCACATAAATCATGTTAATAAAGAAATCATGGCTTTATGGGAAAAAGGGTTTGTTAATGTAGATTTTTTATCAGATAATCCTATTGTTACCCTTTCAGATAAGGCTTTTATTGCTTCAGATGTTGCTACCCTGTCAAAAGATCATCAGTGGGCTTTGGAGGAAATGAAGCGCCTGATGAAGAAGCGAAACTTCTGATATAATCTATGTATGCCATATCGTGTAGGTGCTAAAGGTTCATACGGTTGTTCGGGCTACCCAGCCGTAAAAGAAGACGGTACAGTAATGGGTTGCCATCAAACAAGAGCACAGGCAGCAGGGCAAATTTATGCAATCAATCGCTCTGAAGGAAAGATAGGAAAATCTATGGTAAAAGAAGGCGACATGGTTATGGCTGGACATGATGATGAAATTCATGTTGGTCGTGTTGTTCATGTAATGACAGATGGGATGCTTGGATTCCCAGGATCAGAATATGCTATTGTTGCTTCTGCCGAAGATCCAGCAATACTAATGCAACTCTTTGAAATGGAAGAGGGCGGATTAGAAGAAACAGAATATTTTATGGGACACAAGGCATCCGAAGTAATGCCTATGCCATCTCTTGAATCTAATGTTGGTATGGATAAGTCCATGCATAATGAATCTTCTGAAATGGAAGATGAAGAAGATGATGAAGAAATGGACAAAGAGTATGAAGGCTGTGGCTGTCCAACATGTAAAGAACTAAATGTTAATTGTGATCAATGTCCAGTTTGTCTTGCTGGTGGTATGAAAAATACTTGTTGTTCAAATATGTCAAAGACAAGAATGGCAAATGCACCTTACCAAGATGCACAACTAGATAGAGAGGACAGTGCGGAAATAGAAATGGCTGCTAAACCTAATTATGGAGATATGATTAAACCACGTCGTGGAGGATCAACTCCTGCTAATCCAAGACTATATGCTGCAGTAGTTCAAGCAGCAAAAGATAAGTTTGATGTATATCCATCAGCAGTTGCAAATGGATGGGTAGTTCAAGAATATAAGCGTCGTGGTGGAACATACAAGATGTATGATGAAGACATGGACAAGCGTGAATTCTCAGGTGCTACTCGTGAAAGAATGGCAGAATCAGGAACTGCAATGCCAGATGGATCGTTCCCTATTGCAAATCGTGCAGATCTTATGAATGCTATTCGTTCTGTTGGTCGTGCAAAAGATTACGGTGCAGCAAGAGCACATATTATTCGTCGTGCTCGTGCACTAAATGCAATGGATATGCTTCCAGAAGATTGGCGTAATAAGGCTACAAAGGGCATGGGCGAATGGTCTGGATCAATCTTTGATCTAAATCCATTTAAAAAATAATGTCATCTGGAAAATATAAAAGACACGATAGTTTTAATCCTGTTCAAATTAAGGATGGAATGATTGTTCGTCTTCGTAAAGATGGAACTGTAAAAGCAGTACTAGGAAAATACGGGGAGTATAAAAAAGATGGAAAGTAGAATAAAGATTGTACAGCCTTCAGATCTACACAAGGCTGAAACATATACACCAACTTCTGGTATGAAGGCAGCAGCACGTCGTGCTCTTCGCTGGAAAGAAGAAGGCAAAGCAACTGGTGCAGGAACTCCAGTAGGTTGGGGTCGTGCAACTGATATTGTTGCTGGTCGTGCTTTATCTTTAGATACAGTTAAGCGTATGTATTCTTTCTTCTCTCGTCATGAAGTTGACAAGAAAGGCAAAGACTTCTATAATACTAGTAACCCATCTAATGGAAGAATTATGTGGGATGCTTGGGGCGGAGATGCAGGATTTTCTTGGTCCCGTGCAATTGTAGAGCGTGAAAAGAAAAAGTCTCAGAAAGTCTGGGAAGGTAGCGCATTTAGTCCAAAAAGGGGGTAAGTCATGGAAGAACTTGGGGTAGAGGAATTAAAACAGTTAATCAATTTTTATCGTCAAAAGGCTTCTGATACAGAGTTTCAGTTGTTACAAACACAACTTAAGTTTAATAAACTTATGATGAAACAAGCAGAGCCAGTACCTGCAACTAAAGTAACAAAAACAAAATCTGAATAGCAGGAAATAAATGGAATATATTTTAGCCATAGGCTTGACTTTTGTGTTGTCTTTGGCTATAATTAAGTTTAGTATAAAAAGAAGTATAAAGAGCATTAAAAAAATTAAATATAGTCAGTCGCATATCTATGAGAAAACTAGACACTTTATGCCACAACATAAGCATGAAGAGTCAGTAATGCTTTCACAGTCTATGAGACATGTGCAAGAGCATATGATCAAGATTATTGTAATAGATAATAAGGCATATTGGGTAAAGGATAATATCTTTTATACCGCAGAAACTAACAATGGTACTGTCATTCCTGAAACGGCAAAGCCAGTTAATACTTCTGATATGTCTAAAAAGGATATTGACAAAATGCTTTTTATATTGGATAATTTAGGTAAGGGAAAGAGTAGAGATGATAGTAGTAGTACAGGGAACGAGTGACTTTGACGATTACAATGTCTTCATTCGTGCTATGGGCGTTGCTATGTCTGGCATGAAAGAAGATGATACAGAGTTTCATGTCTATTCTGCTGGACCTGCCAGAATTAATTCTATGGTTTCTGAATTCTGTAATCTTTCAGAGCGTGGAATGAAGGCAAGGGGAAGAAAGATAAAGTATTACAAAGTTCCTACACAATGGGTCTATGAGAATATGGAATATGTAAACTACTTTGCTTTTCTTAGTAAACCAAAACAGCCTGTGTCAAAATTAGTTGCAGAGGCAGAATTAAAAAATATTGAAGTTGGAATCTTCAGATATTAAGGGGTAGAAATGATTATAAATAATTTAGAAAAAATGGAAAAGATCGTTGCTCGCAATAACAATCTATCTTGGGTAGGTTGGGATGTTGCAGATCGCAAACGATCAGAGTCAGGTCGTACAGCCGTCAATGGGGTTAGAGTAAATGGAGTCTGGTATCTACAGCGCATTTATCCAGTTACCCGCAATGGATGGGATATTCCAAACAAGTATAGGGGCTAAACATGAAACAGCATCTGTGGAAAGACGATGCTCTCTGTTTAGGATCTGATACAAATGTGTTCTTTGATACATATGAAGAACAACCAGAAACAAGAGAATTTGTAGATTCCTTATGTAGAACCTGTCCAGTTTCAAAAACCTGTTTTGCCGTTGGTGTATCTGGCAAAGAGTGGGGAATATGGGGCGGTATTTATTTAGAGGGTGGAGAAATATCAAAAGAGTTTAACAGTCATAAGACTAAAAAAGATTGGTCTTATACATGGCAAGCATTAACTATGGAGTAATAATGTATACAGATAAAATGCGTATGGCTTTTCATTCTATACCTGCTCCTAAAAACTTTGGTGTAAACCTTATTGACAATGAAACCTTCCTTACGATAAAATTAGATGAGAAGTCTTTTGTTCGCATGACTCATGACGAAAAACTGGAGGCAGTGAAATACGTTGCTTTAGTAAAGAAGGCTTTAGAAATGGAAGGCGCAATCGTGTTAGTTACAAGGGAGCCATTACGCTAATGCAAACATTTTTACCATCATCAAATCCAGTTACGTCTGCTCGTTGGCTTGATAATAAAAGGCTTAACAAACAGATCCTAGAGGGCTATCAGATACTTAATGTGTTGTCTGGCAAATCACCTACAGGAGGTTGGCGTAACCATCCTGCTGTCTTAATGTGGAAAGGTTATGAGCGTGGTCTGTGGCAGTATATACAGGCAATGGTGCGTGAGGCTCAGTTCCGTGGCATTCGTACAGAAAACAATGAGGCTAATCTAAATAGACTAAAGAGTATGTGTTGGGATCAGTGGGGAGACAAAAAGCCATCATTCTGGGACGACACTACAAAACTTATGCGTGTTATTACAACACACAAAGCAAACTTATTTGACAAAGATCCAGCGTACTATGCAAGTTTTGGCTATGCAAAACATAGTCTTTATAACAAGCCATGCTGTAGCACCTGTAAATATTACTGGGTAACACACGATAAGCAATGAGCATCTTTATATCTATAGCAAGTTATCGTGATCCAGAATTAGTTAGAACTATACAGTCTGCTATAGATAATGCTGCACATCCAGAAGAACTATACTTCTCTGTAGTTCTTCAAGAGTTTGAAAGATTTCAGCCAGACCTGTCGTGGGTTCCTAGACTTAGCCTTAATGCAATGCATCCCAAGTTTGCTAGAGGCGCTGGTTTTGCAAGGGCAGAAGCAATGAAGGCATATGATAATCAAGATTATTATTTACAAATTGATTCTCATACCATGTTTGAAAAGCACTGGGATACAAAGGCAATAGATCAACTTAAAAAGGCTCAGGAAGTAGCCAAGAATGAAAAGATTATTCTTTCATATTTTCCACCGCCATTTCATATTGAACAAAATAAAAAGATTACTTTGGTTACTGGATCAAAGACACATTTACCTTATCCAACAAAACAAAAGCCAAAATTAACAAAGCGTAATGAGTGGACGGCAGAAAGAGTAGAGTTTGATGATAAGAAAAGAACTTTGCCAGAAATGTCAACAACAGTTCTTGCAGGTTTTATTTTTACTACTGGAAAGATTGTAGAAGAGGTTCCGTATGATCCAGAAATTAGTTTCTTTGGAGAAGAATTATGCTTTGCAGTCAGGGCATGGACTAGAGGATGGGATATATATTCACCATCAATAACTCTTGTATACCACTTTTATAATCGTGAAGGGTATAGCAAAATATGGAAAGATCGTAATATCCGTAAGGTATCTTGGAAAGAACTTGAGGATATATCTAAAGCAAAACAAAAAAATATTTTATGTGGTGTTGAGCAAGGAATATTTGGACTTGGCAACTATAGGCATATAAGACTGTATGAAAAAATGACGGGTATAGACTTTAAAAAAATGTATAACCACTCTAGTGATACAATAGTATTTGGACAAAGGAATTAACATGGAAATAGCATTGGTAGTACTGAGCATTATTTCTCTATCCTTCATGATTGCCTATGTAGCAATAGTAAGAAGGCTAAATACAGTCAGTGAAGGATTTGCTAAACTTCTAATGACCTATAACATGATGCTAGATGACGTTGAGGATAAAAATAAATTCTTGTCTGCAGATGATCACGATGTTCATAAAGAAAACTTTATTAAGTTTCTTTCTGATTCCCGTGACTGGGCATTTGATTATATAGAAGAAGTACAGTCTGGTCTTAAAAAGTTTATTGAAGAAGTTAGCCCTGAGATAGAGTATTACGATACATATGGTGGTGCTGTTGAAGGTATGATTGCTCCACATGACAAGGCACTAAAGAAGATCTCAAAAGAGTTTAATGAATTAAAGAAACTTTTGCCAGAGGATACTAATGATAGACGCTAGGGGTATCCCTACATGTAACTGCCCAAACTGCGGAAGCAATTTGTTTAGGGCTTTAGTATCTTTTGATCCAGACACATATATGGTTGGTATGTATCATTTAGATATTCAATGTAATGACTGTGGTGCTTTTTGTACTGCCCCAACACCACTAGATCATCCAGAGAATCCAGATAAGAATAGGGGCATAAAAGAATGAAAGATATATTGTTATCAGTGTTAACAGGTTTTGGATGTGGCGTAGTATTCGCAGCATTCAAATTGCCAGTTCCAGCACCGCCAGTATTTGCAGGGGTGGCAGGAATAATCGGGCTGTGGGCTGGCTATGCTATACTAATTAAGGTTCTATCCTAGGAGGAAAAAATGGAACTAAGTAAGAAACATAAGGCGATGCTTGCATCATATGGTCGTTCAATTGTTGGTGCAGTAGCAGCATTGTATGTTGCTGGAGTAACAGATCCAAAGGATCTATGGGCAGCACTCGTTGGTGCGCTTATCCCAGTAGCAGCACGTGCAGTAAATCCAAACGATCCAGCATTTGGTCGTATGCCAAAGGCTTCTGTAGTTGAAGAGGCTCTAAAGGCAGCAAAGCCTAAGAAGGCTAAGAAGGCTGACAAGTAATTTAGTTAGTCAAGTAAGGCGGGTCTAGAAATGGACTCGCCTTATTTTAATATATCAAGATATTTGTCTTTAAGTTTTTCAGTAGAAAAGTTATTCATGGCAATTTCAAAAGCATGTTCTTTTTCTTTATATCTACTTCTTTGATTCATAAACCTATCAACCATTTTACCTAAATGCTTTGGATCTGCAGAATACACATCAAGCATCATTCTAGTTTTTAATGTTCCAGTTTTTTCAGAATTAGCAAGCCACTCCCTTGGTAGAACATAGTTATTAGGAGATATATTGGTCATAAACACTGGCAAACCACTCATTAATGCCTCATTCATTGGCAGGCATAAGCCAGCATATCTTCTTGGCATAATTACTAAATCAAATCCTTTATAAAGATTTTCTCTAACTGGTTCATCACTATGATCTACCTTAATCCTAGAATCTTTGGTAGAAATATTAATATGTGTTTGGGTTTTGATAACAAGTTCGTAATCTGTTTTTGAGTATCTTAACATTTCCAGCACTGAATGAGTGCCGTTTCTATCTTCAGATGCAGCCTTTCCACCTACATGTAGCACTCTAAAATGATCTTTAGACATGTTTTCTTTTCTTACCTCATTAAATTTTGTGTGATCAATTGGTGGCGGTAAATGCAAAACTTTTGCTTTATCTGAAAATAACTCCTGCATATGATCAAAATACCACATGCTAGGACCAAGCAAAATATCTGGTACAGATATTCTAGGATTAACAACCATATCTAAAAATTCATAATTATATTGCAATACTGTTTTAACGCCCATCTTTCTAGCAATATCTACAAACTGATTATTATAAAATGTTTCACAGGTTAAAACAACATCAAGCCCTTTTAGAAATGCAGATATATCTCCAGCCTTTGGAAAACCCCTTACAGGATAAATATTATATTTATCATACCACTCTGGGTGCTGTTTATTTTTATTAAAAGAATGAGAGTTGATAAGCATAACCTTTGTAGGATTTAGCATATAAGTTAATTCTCTTGTTTGATTCCCAAGACCAGTATTATCTGATCTTACAATTATTCCTAGGTTCACTCTTTATATCCCCAGACTTCATCATCTGCAGTAAATTTTCTTGTTCCCTCACGTCCGTCTAAATGATAAGATCTTTTTATGTTACCTTCAGGATGATAGATCCATAGTTTATGTTTCCACCATGGGTCGTCTTGAACTTTCCCATGAAATCTATCTTCAATAAAAGTTTTTTCATCAGAGAAAGGTAGAACTATTTCTCTATAATATTTTGCTAAACTAAGATGTGGTCTTTGGCTCCATTGATTTGTTTTCATAAAACCGTTTTCAATACCAAACATTAAATGTTCGTGTTCTTTAGGAATGGATGCTTCAAAATGAAACCTAATAGTATTGGCACTATTGTATTCCATCATGTCTAAACATTTCTGCCAATCAATTGGCTGATCTGGTGTAAGCGGTGCATCTCCCTCAACATATAGAAGTGCTGAAGTGTTTACCATATCAATAGTTCTTTTCATCATTGTAGTCTGATGACAATGTTCGTCAAATATTACTGGTAAAACATTTTTCCATTCATGTATGCATTTCCAAAGTACACGATTTTTAAACTCATCGTAATCTTCTTTGCGGCTTGCTCTTTCTTCTCTAAGCCCATCAATTTGAAGGATAACCTCATTCTCTGGCAAATGGGTACGAATAGAAGCAAGTGTTTCATCAAGTATGCGGGTATCTGGATGACTTGGCAATACAGAGGTAACAAGTATAGCCGTAATATCACTCTTGTTCATGAAGTTGCCTCATAACCTTAAAACCAAAATCTCTTTTATATTTTAACCACCAACAAACTACTTGATGCATATTATTAGGATAGTTAGAAATAAGATCTGGTAGAAGTTCATTTAATTCATTCCAATTATCTACTATTGGAAAAGGTAGATCTTTAGGATAAATATATTTAAAATAACTATCAACTTCTCCTTGAGAGTTTCTTCCATCTCCAACAGGCATACATAACATTTCTATAGCCTCAAAAAATCTAAAAGAATCAACTACTACAGCACCCGCTGGCGCAGGGGCTATCTTTGCCTTTGAGAGCGTCTTATAGTATTCCTTTGGTGTATCACCCTGTGCAAAGCCTTTTGTGGGCTTATAAAGGGCATTTGGAAGGGTTTGCATGACCTCTCCTAGTTGCTTTCTACGTTGATGTGTAACCTGTCCACCAAAATAAACGTCATAATCTTTGCTAGGATAATCTGGCTTTTCAGCCTTTAAATGCTGTGGAACACCAATAAAAAACTTTTGATATTTTTCATGTTTTTTGTGGGGGTATTGAACCCATATCTTAATATTAGGATGACTAATAAGATCTACATTAAATCTAGCAGACTCATCTCCAGTAATAAATAGTACTACTCTATCAAGATTATTAAGTTCTTTATTAATTAGTTTTTCTTTACCTGCATTACCCTGTCCAGGAATTACTACAAATGCCCTTTTATTTTTAGGTATATTTGTTACAACTACCTGATCAACATGATGACGCTCAAAAGTTTCTTTAAGCAATCCATAGTCCCATTTACCATCAGCAGCATCTAAAGGATCAATAGAAAAAATATATGCTTTAGGCTGGTTCATAATAAAAATGAACCTCGTGCTGATAATCTAAAAGATGTTCTTTGTATCCAATACCTTTAATAAACTGTCTTAAATCATAAAGATATTCTTTCCAGTACATCATCATAAATTCTGGATGACCAGATAACCAAATTTTTGGTCTAAACTCTCTCATTGTTTTTTCTGCACCACCAAGAACACGCCACTCACTTCCCTCAACATCAAGAGAAATTACTGTTGGTGGCTTTAATCCTTTTTCATAAACAAGAGTATCAATTTTAGTTTGTCCATATTTATCTGCTTCATACTGAAGTTCTTTAAATCCATGCGCTGCCTCAATAGGAGCATCAGCCTCTGGTGGAAACTCGCTGTAATAAATTCTTGCTAACTTATTATCTTTATCTGATGCAAATCCAGGAATACAAGCGAGTGGCATTTTTAAATTATTAGCAGCCCAAAGTAATGGAAAGTGTGACCAAACTTTTGGATTAGGCTCAAATAAAACAACCTCAGCACCCCACATCTGACATAATGCTGGCATCTCTCCTTCTTCGGCACCAACATAGTAAACAACATCGTTTTCATTAATATTTTCATGCATTGATTTTAGTCTAGGTTTTTCCCAACCATGAGGCTGATACCAGTCTGGTCTATCAGCACGATGTTTTGGTAATATAATTTCAAATTCACCATTAATGACTGCCTTTATCATTTCTGTCATAACCCAAGTTCTCCTAAAATAGTCTGCCATCTATGAACATATGTATGTTCTTTTTTGGTTCTTTCATGTCCAGCGAGCCTTATCTTTTCACGTTCTTCATCATGCTCAAGATAATAATCTATTTTGTTTTTTAGATCTTTAAAGTTACCATGTTCATAAAAAATAATTTCTTCTTTATCCACAAATAAATCTCTTAGCCCTTTAATATCAGGGTAGATTGTAAAACCTCCACGACCAGTGCTTTCAAATAATCTATCGCTTGTATAGTATGGATAGTCAAAGTTTAAATTTAAACTATCTCCAATTGCAATCTTACTTTTAGCATAAATTCTATTTAACTTTTCTCCACGTACAGTTCCAGTATCGCCATCTCCACCAACATGTAAAAATCTTTTACCATAAGTCTGTTTTAGATAATCAATTAACATTGGGCGGTACGGATATTCTGGGTGATAGCCTTTACTTCCAACAAATATAATGTCATGCTCATAACCATTTCCATATGAATTATCTAGATAACACTCTTCTCCATACACTCCAGCAGGTAGGTAATGCCCCTTCACTGATGTATTATCATTAAACCAATCAGCCATAAGTTTATCCACAGTAAAGAAATGACCAATTGTTCTATAAAAATTATCATTTTCTAAATCTTTTTGCCGTTTTAATCCAAACCAAAGATCAAGATGGTAGGTCATTGTTGGTATGCCAGCCTTCTTTAGTTCAGTTAAAACTACATCCATAGAAGGTGATCCTGGAGTTTTCCAGCCATGAGTATGCACCCAGACAAATAGATTACTTTGTAATGCTTCAGCAAGAATAACATTGCTCTTAGCCTTTTGCTCTTGCATTCTAATAACGGTATGCCCAAGAGACTCTAATGACTTAGCATGATGACTTTCACTACTATAATCAACACTAAAGTTACCCAAGAAAACAATTTTAGCCATATTACCCCTTTATTCAATTATATCAGAGGATATTCTATTGCTTAGTAAAGCATCTAGTCTTTCTTTGAAGTCTGGTCTGTCATATGCTCCTCTTCCAAGGTTAGCAAAACGGGTAGTTAAAACAATATTATCTTTGTGATAACCTCTAGCGGAATCAAGCCTATCTACAGAAGGAGCAAAAGGAGATCTAGTTATTGCAAGATCTTCAAGGCTCATATCAATATTAAGCCAATAACATTTTCCATTTTGTTTTGCCCATTGTTCTTTTAAATCATTTAAGGTAATATCAATATCATGTCTACTTGTAGACTGATTACCTTTTCTAATCCTACCTTTTAATTTAGGATTAGTTTCAACTCTTGCACCAGCAGAGCCATTAGTAGAAGACATATTAACGTTCTTCCAAAGTATTTTCCAATACTTTTCTTCATTTATATTTGTATTCACGAGCCTCCTGTAGGATTTGAACCTACGACAACCCGCTTACAAGGCGGGTACTCTACCCCTGAGTTAAGGAGGCAAGCGCCAGCCACGAAGTCTCTGCTGGCTGTTACTACCTAGTGGTTTAGCAGAGCAATCTCCTTCGGTCTGAACACCTTCGTATGATGCTTCCACGCACTCAATTTCAGTAGTAACGATCTCAATAACATTGTTCAGATGTTATTTCGAGTAGAGCAGGTAGGACTTGAACCTACGATAGCCGAATTATGAGTTCGGTGCCTTGACCAACTTGGCTACTGCTCCAATGTGCTGCGATCCTGAACAGACTTGAACTGTCGACCTCCACCGTGACAGGGT